GGCCGCGGGCTTCCGCCACCGAAAGCGAAGGCAGCGTGAAGGCCGCCAGGCGCGGATTGGCGATGGCCGGCACCGGGAATTCCGCCCCGGTGAAGGGGTTGCGGTCCCGCCGATCGAGCATCACGCGCCCTTCGCGGATGCCATAAGCCGTGCCGCGCATCACCCGCCAAAGCTGCCCCGCCGCCAAGACGCCAATATCCGTAAAAGCGGCAAGCGGGTTTTCAATATCAATTCGTAAATACCGCCCCACCGCTGGCGCTGGCAATGTCATGATCACATTGCCCTGATTTGCGGCTTCCGCTTCCGCCGCAATGGTCCCGGTATCGCCGGTGACCTGGCTCGCGACAAGGGTTGAACCAGTGCCGGAAAGTGCCAAAAGCTGAGCATCTGAAAGCCGATTCCGATAAATCCTTAAAGCGCGTAGATGCAAAGCTTTCTCTGAAGATGGCAGTTCGAACAGCGTCAAAGCTGGCAAAATTACGCTGTTATCTGTGCCCTGCGCTACACCATTTAATGCCGCTGCCGCATTATTTGAAGCATAACCCAAAGCAGCGCGATGCGTCACGCCAAGGCTGGCCACCGTGGTATTACCAAAATCCGCACTGGCGACACCACCTTCAAAGATTATCGCGTCCAAATAAGGCGCAGCAAGCGCAACTATTCTCAAGCGCGCGACATTGTTTGTTCCGTTACTTAATTGCACGATAGGCAAATCTGCGGCCGAAAAGCCAGATAGCTGATGTTCTACATAAATACTGAAATTGTTTTGAATATTGACTGTAGAGTATCCTCCATCGGCGGCGCGGGATGTTAATCCAGTCGACCCAGCAGCCGGTCGCATTGGCGATGTCACGAAGCCGCCCTTTTCCAGTTGCGGAAGGCCGACCCGTATAGTGCAGTTGATGGTGGCACCCGCGACAGGCATCAGATACAACTGACTGTTGGTATAGGCCACGCCCGAAGCTGTAAGCGTATTAGGCCCCCAATACCGCTGCGAAGACAGGGTGACGCCAGAATTAGCGTTGGACAATATCACCTGCGTCCAGAACTCCCCCAAAAAATTGAAACCGCTATCCCACTGCGACAGAACACGAAAAAAACCGGCGTTCGACAGACTACCCGCGATCAACTTCAGATAAAAAGATTGTGTCCATACCTCATTCTGCGCGGCACTTGGAAACGTCACCGCCTCCGGTTGGACCGCCGTTTGAAACGGCGAAGCGCTCGCCGTGCCCAAGAATTGCAGATCGACATAGTTTATTCCGCTCTCGGACCCCACACCAACAACCGAGACGGAAATCCCCGATGCTGGATAGATTGCCCAACCCGAAGGCGGCGTGCCCGGCGTTCCGGCAACCGCGCCAACGCAATTGGGATTGGCAATATAATTGGTGCGCTCAGGTTCCAGCAGCAATCCGCGCCGTTGCAGCGTTACCGGATCATGGTCAATACGCCATTCCCCTGCCGCCGCATTAACCAGCATGCCAGACCCGTTAAAGTATGTCGCTTCACCGCTACCACCAACACCGCCGCGCGCTGGCGTCCAGGCTGCCATTGAAGACGGCGCCGATGATATGAAATCGAAAGCTACAAGCGGCACGGCATCGACAATGCCGGCCTCACTTCCAATTCGCGTCCGCACGGTAGCGCCAGCGCCAAGCGTGGTGGATATTAGTGCCGCGCAATCCACCGCGCGATTAGTGCCAAAATCGGCAATGACGCTGCTTACGCTGGCGTTTAGCCGCGCCCGGCGCCTTGGTTGTGCATCCTGAAGATTGGCCACCGGCATGCTGGGCACATTAGCTTGTGAGCTGGTTAAAACTGCGCCATTGATGGAATTATCATAAAGAAACGCTCCTGGCATCACCCCGCCCCCCATAGTGTAATTTCCAACCGCCGGGCTGAAAGACTTTCACGCCACCCGACTACAACGCCCGTAAAGCCATTTTCAAAACCAAACGCCGGATAGGTTACGCGTCCGATCTGGCCAATCTCGATCTGCCCGAGGAACCGATCCGTCAGCACCCGCACCATGCGCGGCCCAGCTTCCAGCAACACACGCCACTTTTCTGCCCGCGCCAGAGCGTCGGCTTCCAACGCATAGCTGCCTGCAAATGAAAGGTCGCGCTGCTGTGCGATGCGCGATGTTATGATCGTGCTTTCGGCGCGCGCGAATGAACCCTCTGTTTCGAGTTTTTGCCGGTCAGCGGCGGAAACCGCCCCTGCGATGTTACTCAAAGGCGCATAATTTCGCTGCCAACGAACAGAAATAGCGCGCGGCAATGGCCGTAAATTGGCCGGCAATGGCAACGGCTCACAAGACAAAATCATCGAAGCAGACAAGTCAAATTGCGCGGCATCATTTGCCAAAGGGTCAGCCAAGATCAACCGACCGCCCCTGCCGCCCGCCAGAATGGCGCCTGAGCCTGCGAGCATATCTTCCACAGCGGACAACGCGCTGATGGCTGTGGCGCCATGATGGAAGCCTAAAATACCAGGCAGGTCTATCTCCGCAAACGACCAGGCGGTGCTGTCAAATTCACCCGCGGCATATGCCCCGCCCAGGCTTTCCAGCATACGCCGCAAAATGGCTGGCAAGGTGTTCACATAAAATGGCGTGACATCCCCACGCAGATCAGCGGTTACGTCGCCGTCAGGCGCCCCGCCAAGCTGGAATATGCCCAGCGCTGGAAAATCTCGCGCCTGCCCTACAGTTGGCGTGCCGCTGCTGATGATTACCTGAGACACGCCTCGAATGCGGACAGCATCATGACTGCTTATCGCGCGCCAGTGGCTTTGATAAGTTGGCAGGCTGCCAACGCCCAGGTCCACATTCCCGACAAACACTGGCGCGATATTGAACACCTGCCCCAGCGTAACAGGCTTTGGGCGGCCTTTCAATTCAGCGTTACCTTCCTGCCCGCCTGTGCCAAGGTAGAGCGTGGGCTGCAACGGGGTCGCCAGACGCTCAGTAATGTCAGACAGCGATAGCCGAGAAGAAAAATCACCAATGCGGTTCACTTGCCGCACTATACCGGAAAAAGGCACTGCGGCGTTATCGATGCTCGCGGCAAAATCGCTTGACGTAGCTGAATTTACAGGCACCAAAAAAACGCGCGCGGCGCGACCATCCGCAATACCGTAGCGCGACAATTCCGATGAAAAACCATCGCTATCGGCCAAAGCTATCTCAGAGACGGTGAGTGCAACGCGACTGCCTATGGCCAGCGCATCCGCGCCGGATTGGCCAATTTCCACATCCCCCAAGATACGCGGTTCGTAAAAAACCAACGGAGCCACATCTCTGGATGCAGAATAAAAACCCTGTGACGCAAAGCGAAGCGTTGAAATGCTTTGTGCGGAAATAAAGCCGGCCGGCAAAAATGCTGGCGCCAGCATTGCCGAAGCGTCGAAGGCTGTCATTCATCAAATACCTTCACGCTGATTTCCAAAGCAATCACCGTGGCCACAGGCTGCGGGCCAGGCGCAAAGATAGGTCGCCCGATCAAGCCGGCATTAGACATAGCGGATACCAGCATCGCCGGAGCATCCATTGCGGGGGCATCATCGGCCAGCATTGGTTGCGTCTTTCAGCCGCACCGTTGCACCCCAGGCAAGGCCGATCACGGATGACAAAACCGCCGCAAGGAAAAGCGTAACATGCCCGCCTTTAAGCGCGACTGCCAGCGCTGCGCCAGCGGTCACGAAAAGCGCATCCTGAGTGCAATCGCGCGCATTGGCCCATGACCGGTCGCGAAGGAAATCAGGCAGTTCTTTCAGCAAAACATAGCCCAGCGCCGCCGTGGCGAAAGCCCACCACGTCGGGATGAAGAACATCAGCGCCCCCGCGATGGCTACGCCGATCAAAGCATGGGCCATCTGAACAGCGCACCAGAGAAACCACTGATCACGCTGCGCCGATGGAGTATTGAGTTCGGCCAGCATTAGGCGGAGCGTTTTCATCAGACGATAATCGCCGCCGCTTGGACAAACATCTGATCAAGTTGCGCGTCAGTCAAACCGAGTTGATCGCCAATTTCCGCGATCAACTGACTGTCGCGCGGAAAAACCGTGGTGTATTCCCACGCTTGCCACGGGACGCCGCCCATAGCTTGCAGCGCATCATTCGCATCATCAAACAGGCTGCGGCCATCGGCGCTTCCCGGAATGCTCTTCAGCAAAGCGCGCGCTTGAAAATTGGTAACTTCGCGCGGCGCCGCGCGACGATCAATCTCTGCTTTTTTTACTGGATCAATCGTTATCATTTCAACCTCCTGTTTGATTCGGCGGCCATGGCGGATTGGCCATCAATTCACGAATTCGCGCTTCTTCTCTGAGGCGCGCCGCCTCTGCTTCGGCTTCAAGCCGAGCAGCTTCTACCTCGGCTTCAAGTCGCGCAGCCTCGGCTTCGGCTTGCTTTACAACCTGTTCAGCAAACCACGCTTCGGCGCCAATGCCCTGTCCGTCTGGTTCGCTGAAATCAGCGGTCCAAGCATCGCGGTAGGTGCGATCTTCCGGGATGGCGGATGCGGGAATGATGCGAAAGGCTACGCCCGCAGGCACATCCTTGCGCGCGATTTCTTGCAGCGGAATACCGCAGCCCAGCGCGGGCAGAATAATAGCGATACCGCCTTGGTCGTTGGGGTAGATGATGGCTTGCATAGTCATGGTCCTTCAGCGGAAAATCGCAACATTCGCATAAAGCGGGTCCTGGGCTGATTGGCCGACCGATTTGGCAATAACTCGAACGCTAGATGTTGTTGGCGCCACATCTGCTTTTGGCCCTATTGGAAGAAGATCAGGCCCAGAAGACATGCCGCCCACGCCAACCACAACATAATTCGCATCCGGCATAGCATTGGTGAAGTTCACCGTATAATCACCGACGCCATTATCCGTGATGCTGCTGACGTTACCAGAAGCGCGGATAGCAACAGTGCCGGTGCCGTTGAAGTTCACCCAGGCGCGGCAACCGAAGGCAGTGGCCACCGATCCGTAGCCGGAATTGAATTGAAAGTTACCCCCAGCGGTAACGCCCGCCTGCGTTGTACCGGCAATTGTGAAGCTTATAGAAGAACCACCGATCAAATGCGGCTGATAAGTGGCCTCATTGTTATCGGTAGCCTCAATCACCATCCCGACACCAGCGACGGATTGCGCGCGCCACGCAAATGATGCACCTGCGATACGCCTTAAAGTAGCGCCGTTCGGTCCTACTGTTTGATAGCGGCCCGATTCCCACCGGGCGACCTCCACACCACCCAAGGAAATGGCCATTGTATTAGCGGACGGATAAAAAATGCCAGTATCAACATCCCCAACCGGAGTTAGCGCCGGAAGCGCAGCTGATCCGGGTTGAATACGCAAAGGCGCACCTATAGTCGCGCCACCGCCCGCCAAAAAATCGCCACCAACTGAAAAATTACCAATGACATTCGCCCCAATCATGACTGCGGCAATCCAGACGCCACCCCTCACAATCTGCGCAGATTCTCCGGGATTAAGGACCAATGAAGACGCGCCATTGATTTGTTCCGCGCCAGAAGGATCAATGGTTAAAGCTGCCGTCCCCCGATTGATAATCAACCACCCCGCCCCAGAAGGCACGGTCGCCAATGCAGGCAACAACACAAAAGATGATGCGGCACCGATGAAGACGACAACATTCCCCAAATCTGCCAATGTAAGCGTGGTGCTGGTTGAAATTCCAATGATTTCCCGGGCCCCCGGCTCGAATACTGCAAAAACATCTTTAGTGCCGCTGGGCAGCGTAACAAGTGCATCGGAATTTGAAGACAAAAGCACGGTCGCGCGCGTCAGGCTTCCAGGCGTTCCGCCGTCGAAATCCCCAAGCCCAATTTCATATCCATTTTGCCAAGAAATGGCATACATCACACGTCGCGGCGAAATCCCAAACGCCGCCGCAAAGCTGCGCGCGTTAGCCGCCGCAGCGTTCAGCACGATTGTCCCGGTTCCGGAAGTATCTGTGGACTGCTTGGCACGATATGCGGGAAGAGCCATAAAATGTTTTCCTTACGATCTAACGCGCGCTAACAGAGCCTCATTCTGAGACGTCAAGCGGCGCAATTCGGTCAGAAGGCTGCGAAGCACTTCCGTTTGTGCCGTACCGGTGCCGATAACAGCCAATTCCAGCCGATCAGCGCCCGCCACCTGCGCTTCCAACAGCGCGCCCAAATTGGCAGGGTCGCTACTCGGCGCCGCCGTGCGAAGTGTGCGTGATACGTCCGCCACCAATTCCGCAAAGGAACCGGACACACCAAGAAAGTCTTTGGCGATGGGCAAGGCAATCTGCGCCACGCGGGCAAACTCTGCCAATTCTTCAGGCGTGGCGCCGTCAAGCAAAGGCCGCTGCGCCGCCGATAGGCTGGCCAGCGCCGCGCCATAGCGCGCTTCAAGCGGCAAGCCCCCCAAGTCGCCAAGCGTCAGGCTTTCCAGTAAGCTTTGCGTGATCCCACGCACCTGCTGATCATACTGGCGCATCACCGCCAAGCGTTCATCGGCAATGACCTGTTCCAGGTCCACCACGCGGCGGCGGTAGTCTGCGCCCGTGCGATCGAGCCCAAGATTGAAAAGCTGATCCTGAAAGCCGCGCATTTCCGCTTCCGCGCGCAGATCAAACTGCGTCAGCATGGCGCTGCGGCTATCGCCACCCACGGCGGCGCGGCGTGCGGCCAAGGTGCGGTCAATAATGTCCAGATCACGCGCGCGGTCGGCTTCTAGTTTGGCTACCCGCTCCGCCCTCTGCGCCGCGAGACTTGACTCAGACAAGCCCAAATCGCGCGCCTTGGTGATGGCGTCATCATAAGTCTTGGTCAGGGCTTCCATCGCGGCGGTAAAGGCGCTTGTTTGCTTTTCAGCTTGGCTTAGCGGTTCGAAAATCTGCCTTACAAAATCAGCCGCTGCAAAGGCTTCATCAAAGGTGCCGCCGCGCCCGGCAAGCGTGCCAAAGGCGGTTTGCTGCGCCGTTGTGCCGCCGCGCAATTGCGAGATAAACGCCGCTTGCTGAATTTCACGAGGTGAAGATGATGCTTGGCCAAAGCCAACCGCATGCTGGCCAGGCGCGGCGAAGGTCAGGCCGCGTGCGCTGGCCTGCTGGTTAATGGCGTCAAGCTGCTGTTGCACCTGCTGCGTGGCGCCGCCCTGGTCCCAGCGCTTGCCGCGCGCGCTGGTGATGGTGAGAAGCCCGGCATCATTGACGCCCAGGAACACATCCCCGCCAGCGCGGGACGCCATGCCGCTGCGCGTCGGGCCCAATAATGCACCAAGGCCGCCGCCTGCCGCGCCCCCGACAAGACCGCCAATCAGCGTGCCAATACCGGGGACAATAGATCCGATAAGCGCGCCAGCCAATGCGCCGCCGCCTGCGCCAATTGTGCCACCTGGGCCGACTGTGCCACGCATGCCACCGACCAGCGAGCTTGTCAGCAGACCGGCGCCAAAACCAGCGCCAGCGCCACCAAGAAGGCTGCCAAAGGTTGCGCCCATGCCAGAAGGGCCAAGCGCCGTGGCCGGAAGAACCGGCCCCATCATGCCGGCTGGCAACGGCGCCGTTGCCATAGCGCCCGCGCTGGTCATGAATAGCGGGGTTGAAAGCAGGCCGCCCGTGCCGGTCAAGCCCAGGGATTGCCCCAGGCCAGAAAACATGCCGCCGGATGATCCGCCGCCAAGCAGGTTGGACAGACCAAAAACTTGCCCGATGCCAACCGAAGGCATGCCCGATGCGCCCGCCACAGGCGCGGAAGGCTGCGCCGCACCGCCGAAAGCCCCCATCAGCGTCGGGCGGCTGGTGCCGAAGATGGAATTCGTGATCGGCGTCACCACGGCCAGCTTCAGCAAATCCGCCGCAATGCTGGCCGTTACGCCCCGCATGAGGCTTTGGAAGTCCAGCGCCGCCCTGCCGCCCGCCGTGAAGGCATTCACCAAGCCGGTACCGATGCGATCCATGGCGTTTTCGCCAATCATCGCCAGCGCATCACGGGACCGGCGGGCGAATTGCTCCGCTTGGCGCGCGGATTGTTCCTGCGCTTCACGCGCGGCGCGGGCCGCGGGGTCCAGCGCGGCCAGGGCGCGGTTATATTGTTCCTGGGTGATGCGCGCGGCGCCCAAAGCGGCATCAAGGGCGAGCACCTGCTGCGCGTAGCGTTCCTGTTCCGATGCGGCGCTGCTGACCAGCGAAATGCCAGATTGCACCAAGCGCTGATATTCGCGTTCGGCTTCGCTGAGTTCAGCCCGGGCGGAACGGGCTTCGCGCGTGGCGCGCGTGGCTTCGGGCTGGTTCAGAACGGAACCGACATTTTCCTGAGACGCCACATATTGGCCAGCGATTTGCTGACGCTCACGCTCCAACCGCGCGATAACTTCTTCCCGGCGCGCCATTTCTGCGCGCAGGCGCTGAATTTCCGGGCTGGATTCTGCCCTTTCTCTGGTCCTGGCGATTTCGCGCTGGAGTATTTCTTCACTATCGGGCGACAAGGCCGCGCCACCAAGGCCACGCCGCGCGGCGCTAATGCGCCCTTCCGTCAAACCAATCCGGCGATCAATTTCACCTTGGATTCTGGTGACCTCGCCACGCAATTCTTCTTGAGAGAGCGCCACCTGCGCTTGCCGCGCAAAAATTGCTTCACCAGCCAAACGTGCCGTTTTTTGGGCAGCCGTTTCAGTAAGGAGATTGTATTCCTTCAATAGTTCATTAGCGCGATCCAGGGCGGTCGAATTTTCCCTGTAACGCCCAGTCAACGCATCCATCGCGCTTGTGAAGCTGGCAGTGATGCGCCCCCAGTTTTCATAGATAGCATAAGCCGCCGTGGCAGCCGTCACAATTAAACCGATGGAACCAGCCAAACCCGCGCCACCACGCAGCGCCCCGGCAAGCTGCACAGTTGAATTAGCCAGGCTCTCAAACTGGCGCTGCGTCGCGGCCAAATCACCATTGATCTGTCCAAGGCCCGCGCGCAACGCATCGCCCGCCTGGCCGACCGCAGCCACACCCCGGCTGGCAGCCTGCCCGCCCGTTTCCAGCCGACGCATGGCGGTATCGCCCGCCTGGCCAAGCTGTTCCAGTTGCGCGCGCGCTTCCTGCGCGCCTTCAAAGGAAAGCCGGATGGAAAGGCGCTGATCTGCGGAACCGCTCATGCCAACCTTCCTGCTATTGCTGCATTCACTTCACGTTTCACGGCTTGCTTGGCCGCCTGCGCAGGCCCTGCAATGTCCAACAATTTCCGCCCTGCCACCTGGCGGCGCAGCGCGAAAAGCGGCAGCGGCTTTTTCTGATCCGGCGCGACAAACACCGCCGTCAGGCCTTCGCCCTTTTTCGCCTTCATAATCACGATGCGGCGGCCTTCGATCGGCGCATTGCGCCCCTTGGGCTTCGCCTTGGCTACGCGCGGGCCGCGCTTGCCATGCGTGGCGGAAACCACCACCGCGCGCAGCTTTTTGGCCGCCGCGTCAATTTCCGAAACCTTGCGCAGCGCGCCCGCCGGCACCGTGCCGCCCTTACGGCTTTTCCGCGAATAGCCAAGGCCAAGATGAATGGCGGCCGGCAGCGCAATCACCACATACTGCTTCCGGCCCGCGCGAATGGTGCGGCTTTCATCGAAAGCACGGTGCAGGATGGTGCTTTTGGAATACACCACCGCCGCCGGGTCCAGATTGGTCTTCGATCGGCGCTTGGGGAATTTGTCCAAGCGCCAGGCCTTTTCCAAGCCTTCCCCAAGATTGGCGCGGCGCACTTGGGCGCGCAGCTCCGCCTGCAGCACTTCACCCGTGCGGTGAATGCCATCGCGCAAACCAGACGCGAGAATTTCCTGGCGCTGCTTGATTTCATCTGAAATCAGCTTGTCCACCTTGGCCAGGATTCTCATTCACCGCCCCTTCGCCGTTTCTTTGCAGATTCCAGTTCCGCTTCAATGCCGCCCAAGCTGCGGAAGGCATCGAAAACCCAGGCAGCCTGGTCCGCCACGCCGCCTGCATCGGGCCAGGTGCTGTACCCACCCATGCCGGCACGGCAGGCAAACCAAAGCTGCACAAATTCAATGAAGCCCCGCGGCGTGGTGATGCGCGGGTTTTCTGCCACTTCTTCATCGCCGATCAGAAACGCGCCCCCATCGGAAGCGTATCGGCCTTCGCCAGCGCCAATGCCGTGAAGTGCGGCAAGGGCGCCCCTTAGTTTTTTTCCTGCGCCTTGGTTACCTGCATCAGGTCAATCGCGGCACCGGCAATGATGGAAAGGTCTTCTTCGCCGCATTCTTCCAGCACTTCATCCGGCACCAGGCCGCGCACGCGCTGGAAGGGGGGCAGCAGGTCAGATTGCCAACCGCGCAAAGCGTGCCGCGCGGTCACCAGCGGCATCAGCGAAAACCAACGCACCTGGTCCGCCAACATGGCAGCATAGGCGGGCACCGCGCGCGCGGCGGATTCCATGACGCGCAGCGCAGCCTCATCGGCTGCTTCCAAGGGCTGAGCGCCATCGGCCTGCGCCGCTTCAGCGCGGGCAATCACCGCCAGCAAATCAGCCAGGTTATCCGGCGCCAATTCCTTCATGGCGCTGGCCAGGCCTTCCAGCAATTCAGACCGCAGGGGCAGGCGGCAGCCTTCGCGCGCCATATCCGCGCGGTAGGCCGCGCGTTCGCGGATGGTGAGCGGTGCCACTTCATAAATGCCGCGCTTGCCATCCACCTTGCGGATGGATCGGCGGGACAAAACGGGTTCTTGGGTTTTCATGGAAATCCCTTGTGCGAGGGGTTGGGTGGCCGGGCTGCGCACACAGCCCGGCCAGTGTCACGCGCGTGGGCGGCCGGGACATAGCCCCGGCACGCGCGCAACCGCGTTCCGCTGTGCGGCGGATTAGAAGGCGGTCAGGAACACCGGGCTATCCGCGCCATCGGCCTGGAAGCCGATGCTATCCACGCCCAAGGAACCGCGATCCCCAGGGTTCATCGCGGTCGCGCGGATGGAAGGCAGCACCACCGCAAAGCGATTCCCCGCCGTGCTGCCCAGAATGGCGCCCAGAATCATGTTGGTGCCGCCGCGGAAGTTATTGAACCGCGCCACAGAAACCGTGGTATCCATCAGCGGGTCCAAGCTGCCCGCCACATCACGTTCCACCGGCACGGCAGGATCATACCCTTCCAGCGCTTCCGGGTTTTCCGGCAGCACCGTGGCTACACCAGCCTGCACCGAAAGCGCGCGCACCCGGGCGATCGCGCCATTCAAGCGGCAGGCGCCAGCCACAAAGCGCGGCGCGGTCGGGCGGATAACCGTGTTCCAACCCGTGGGCAGCGCGGTCGCGCTGTAATCCAGGAAGGTGCCAACCAGGTCGAAGGACAACTGGCCAATGCCACCCGTGGTGAGGTCCAGGGACCAGGTGCCAAGGCAGCCCGTGAAGCGCCAGCGCATGCCATCCGCAAAGAAGTAGATGGTGCAGGTCCTGAACACCGCTTCATCGCTGGTGGGGCTGTAGCGCTGATTGATCGGGATCTGCGCGGTCTGTGTGACCGTGAAGGCAGTGCTGACCGTGTGGATCAGCGAAGCCACGCGGCCCGCGGTGTAATCCGCAATAGCGCTGAGCGCCGGCTGGTCGCCCGTGATGGCGCCAAGGGCCAGCGGCATGCCGCGATATTGCTGCGCCGTGGCGCCGAAGGTGGCGCCCAGAGTCACGGCGGAAGCACCACCCGCGCTCAACGCAAGCGGGCTGACGGGCACGGCGGCGGCCGTCAGCGTTTCCTGCATGGTAGCGCATTGCAGCAGGCGGCCCCATTCCGGTGCCGTGCCAGCCGTGCCGGAACCACGCAGCGGCATGGTCAGGCGAAGCCGCGGGCGCAGGCCGCCAACAATGGCCGGGGCCCGGTCCAGGCTGCCAGTCATTTCACTATTCGGCACCGCAGTCTGGTCAAACTGGACAACGCAGTCAGCGCCGATCCAATCAGCATTCGCGGGCGTGCCGGCGATGGCGTCTATGCCAGGCGTCACTTCAATTTTAACCGCCACGGCGGCATTGCGCAGCCGCACCAGATTCGTGCTCATGCTCTATCCTTTCAAGGTCAGGGTGCGTAGGGGCTGGCCGCCGGCGTCATTGCCAAGGCCTCAAAGCTTGCGTTGAATTCACCCGCCGGAGCGGCAGATTCTTCGGTGCTGTAGAGTTCAAATTCCGCGCCGGTGATGTTCGGCTGGATGGTGGCGGGGCCCAGATCATAATCCTGCAGCGCGGCCACCAGGCGGGCGTGAAGCGCGGATAGCGCCTGTTCCGCCGCCAGGTCATTGGCGGCGGTGATGTAGCCGGCCACGGTAAAGCCAATGCGCCATTGGGTTTCGCCGAAGGACATATCCTCATCGGCATCCATGCCGGTGCCGGTGATGATCACGGCAGGGCATTGGCGCGGGTCCAGCGGCGCGCGATGCGCGCGCAGCACCGTCACGCCGGAAAGCTGCGCCTTCAGCCGCGTGAACACCGCGGCCAGCACGGCTTCACGAATGGGGGTGGGCATCAGGCTTCTTCCGCCAGCATCAGGCGCCAGGCCAGGCGCAGATCGTCACGTTCCGCTGATTCCACGCGGAAGGTCTCATCACCCATCAACAGCAGATCGCCGGGTGAAGGCTGCGTGGGCACATCGGAAACCAACATATCCACCACACAGGCGGGCTGCAGGCTGCCCATGCCGCCCGCCGGGCCAAAGGCTGGCGCGATGGGGGCGGAACGGATTACGCGCAGCGCCTGGCCGGGCCCGGCGCCGCCGGCGTAATAGGTGGCGCTTTCCGCCAGATCATCATCATTCAGGATCGTGCGGAAAGCGTCATCCCATACAGTCACGCGGCGTCATCCGCCGCGTCTTCCGGCGCGGCTTCGGCCTTGGCAGCGCCGATCAATTCGCGCGCCAAGGGGCGGGGCAGCACAAGAATGCTGCCCACTTCCTGCACTTCGCCCGCGATAAGGAACTGGCGAAGCACGCGCAGCCGCATGCCGTTGTCTTGCACCGGGGCATCGGCGGCGGGGGCTTCTGCCCCCGCCACCAGCGCCGGCGCGTCTTTCACGCGCGGCATCAGGTGATGGCCGTGCTGTAGGCGAAGCTGGCGGCGTAGCGCACACCAACATCAACCGTGTAGAAGGCCCGCACGCCCGTGATCCCGGCCGGGAAATTGGCGTAGGGGTTCACATCCAATTCCAGCGCGCCCCATTCGGCAATGACCAACTGGCTGAAATCACCGAACAGCAAGCGGCTGGCCGGCATTTGGGTGGAAGACATGGCGGTGAAACCCGCCACGCGGCCATCCATCAGCCCGCCTTCCCAAAGCGGCGTATCCGTGCTGGCGAAGCGCTGCCGCGTTGCCAATAGCGCCGCCACCGCCGGGGTGGCCACGTAACCGGAAGTTGCCGGATTGATCAGCGCATTGGCCGCCATCACATCCGTCTGGAATTCCAGAATGCCGGAATAGGCCAGCGTGGTACCAGTGACGGAACCGATGCCAGACGTGCTGATAATGCCGGTCGGCTGGCCGGTCAGGCCCGTGCCCTGGATCGCGGCGCTATCCACCGCCAGCGCCACCACCGCCGCCAGATCGTTCATCACGATCATTTCAGCGGAAGGCGAAGACTGCATCATCAGCTGACGGCTGAGTTCGGTATAGGCTGCCACGTTCTTTGGGCTGAGCGCCATTTGGCTGAAGGTCTGGTCAGTATCAGAAACACCCGTGCCTTCATTGGCAAGCCAGGCCGCCGTCGCCGCACCGGTCTGGCGCGGCACCGTCACATTGCCCACCAGACCAGTCATGCGCATCGCGCCCATGCGCATGGCGACCGAACGCGCGCGCAGGATATCAATGAAGGAAATGTTATCCGTCGCCACCAAATTGCCACCAGCCGAAGGCGTAGCCGCAACCAGGTCGCGCTTTTGGACATCAAGCGGCACATAGAAGCTACGCTTGCCTTGGCCAGCGCCGAAGCGCTTGGACAATTCACGATGCGCTTCCAATTCCAGGCCGGCATCCTTCCAGTCATTTTCCGCCGCTGCGCGCATGGCGCGGAACACGCTGTAACGCGCCACTTCCTTGGGCGTCAAGTCCAACTGCGCCGGCGCCACGCCAAGCGGTTTGGCTTCACCCTGGCGGGCCAGCAGCACCTTGCCGCGGAACAGTTCCACCGTATCGCCTTTCAGCACGGCATCAACGCCCATGTCACGGACATTGGCCAGGGTGGCCAGATCCATGATTTCCTTCTGGCGGCGCGCTTCAGCGCCATCATCAATCGCCCGCGCGGCGGGCGCTTCTTTCACTTCCGGTTCCATGCCGGTGCTCTCCTGTGTTTTGGGTTGAGGTAAAACAGAGGCCGGCGCTTCCCGCCCCACGCCAACAGTCATGTCGGCGGGGATGGAAACCAGGCTCACTTCCAGCGGACGCCAGCGCACCGCGCGGTAGGTTAGGGGTTCGCCCTTCTTCGCGGGTTCTTCGCGAATATCGAGCAATTCATAACCAACCGACACATTGGTGCGGATGCCATCCGCCACATCGCGCATCACTTCTTCGGCGCGTGCGCTTCTTCCGAAGCGCACCACAGCCCGGGCCTTCCGGTCTTCGCCAAGGGTGACGCCTTCCACCACCCCCACTTGTTCGCGGGGGTTGTGATCCAACAGCAGCGGCGCGGTGCCGCCACCAATCCATTCGCGGTCCATTTCATCTTCGCTGTGGCCCAGGATTTCAATTCCCCAAGACCGCTCCACCGGCGCTTCAGATGAAAAGGCCAATTCAATGCTGCGCGTTTCCTCATTCAGGCTGGCGCGTTCCAGCGCCACCGTGCGGAATCCGCGGCGGTCAAAATTCTTCGGTAAGGCCATGGTTCAATCCTCGTCGTCTGCGTCGGGTTCCACCGGCGCGGCAGGCGCGGCGGCGGGCGGTATCAGGTCACCCATCAGGGCTTTTTCGGCCTTCAGCTCAGCGATGGTTTCAGCAAAATCACCGCCCTGCGCTGCCACCGTGGCCGTGCGGCTGCTGATGCCCAGCGCCACAGCTTTTTCCACCGCCGCCACTTCTTTCAGCGGGTCCACCCATTGCCAGCCGCGCGGCACGAAATTTGGCGCGTCAAACTTCCACATCTTGCCTGCCGGCAGGCCCAGCGCGCCAGTGATCAGTGCTTCGCGCAGCCAGGCGGTGAATACGGGCTCACAGAGGCCTGAAATCATCCAGTGCTGCAGCGTGCGGAATTCGTCGCGATCTTCCAATTCCGTGGCGCGCAGGGCGCTGTAATTCATCCCCTCAGCGTCATTGGCGAAAGCGTTATAGGAAACGCCCGCACCAGCCGCGACGGGACGCAGCATGGCGGAAACAAATTCCTTGAAAGCGGTAGTGGGGTGCTGCGGGTCAAACTGCTGAAAATCCACACCCTTGGGCAGCAATTCAAACGTGCCGGCGGAAGCTTCCTGCACCAGCGCGCCATCATCGGCCAATTCGCCATCAGGTTCCGCATCCGCATCCATGCGGTAGAAACCCATCTTGGCGGCGGCCACGCGCGCGGCAGTCAATTCCGCTTCGCCATAGCCATCCAGCATGGCCAAGGCGCGAATGCCGTTAGCGATCCAGGGCACACCACGGATCTGTTGCGGCCATTCGGGCAGGAACAAATGCAGCATTTCTTCTGCCGGGATGCGCACACGCTTGCGCAGCGGGGCATTCAGCGCGGCAGGATCATCATTCGGCACATGGGCGCGCATCCAATACGCGGCGGGGCGGTTGAAAGGCGTAAGTTCCACCCCGGCGCGCACCACATTGCCGCTGGCGGTGCCTTCCGGGCGGCCATTCACATCGGTTTCAAGCTGCGATGGGTCCAGCATTTCAAGCTGGAACCCAAATGGATTGCCGCCCTTGTGCAGGCGGATCAGGGCTTCACCATCCCGCGCCACGCCCAGCACCACTAGGCCGCACATATCCAGCCAGGAATGCCGGCCTGTTACGTCACAAACCCCGCGCCGCCCCCACTGATAGAACGCCGATTCAATACGCTGATTTGCATTTTCATCCTTGCCGGTGCCGCGATCATTCATCACCTGCATTTGCAGCGTGAAGCCCTTGGGCCCTACCACGTTGCGGCGCAGGCTTTTCAGAAAACCGGCCGTATAGCCTTCATTCTGCGCCAGCCAGCGCGAACGGTTGCGCAACGTATCCAACTGCCAGCGAATATCGCGATTCGGCGCGAAGCCATGCCCGCCCGGCAAATCCGCCAAAAGGCGCGAAGGCTGGGCTGCCATCCAACCACTTTGCGCGCGCTGCTTTGGCCCGATCGGCGACCAGGCCGCCTGGGCGCCCGGGCTGCGCAGGATGGGCGCGGCGCTTTTGCGGCGGCGGAGGAAATCCAGCAGCGCCATGTCAGGCCCTTCCCATGCGTGTCAGCACAATCCGGCGGCGCGGGCGGCCAGAAGCCAGCGCGGCGGCTTCCGCTTCGCGCCGCGCCTCGCCCGCGTAGTAATCCTTCAGGCTCAGCAATTCAGGGATCGGGATGCGGGCGATTTCCCGGTCACCAATCTTGATGCTGCGCTGATCCTTACTGGCGCTGCCTTCAAGCATGGCTTCAATCGCGGCCAGGGTGCGCGTGGCATGCCCGCGCAGGTCACCCGTGATGGTGGCCGGGTTGGGCAGGATGAACAGCCCGCCGCTATAGACCTGGAAGCGTTCACCGGCTTTGCTTACCCAGCCGATCAACGTCACCGGAACGCCGCGCGCCCCGATGGTAAGCGCTGCAGTATCCACCGCCGAAGCCGTGGCAACAAACCCATCATTTTCCGCAACAGCACTGACCGAAAGCGCAACACCGGTCCCCACCAGGCGCCACGCATTGGCCCAACCCGCGCTTGCCGGGTAATCGGCGCTTGCCCAGCGCCAAGACCATGTATCGCCCGCCGTCGCGCGGAGCGGCGGAGCATCCAGCGTTGCCATACGGGTTTCCTTAGAAGCGCGCGGCGAAGCCTGCGCGGGACTGTTTCCAGAAGCGACTGCGCCCGGGTTTTGCGGGCGGCGGCATTTTCATGATCGGTGCATCTTCAGCCGGCGCATCTTCCGGCTGATCGGGCGCGGGCACCGGGAAATCTTCGGCCTGTTCTTCAATATCTAGCGCTGGCTGCAATGCGCGGCGGCTAGCCTGATACTGTTTCAATTCGCGCGCGGCGCGTTCCCAATCCGCATCCTGCCAGCGGTCAACGCCCAGCAAGGCGGCGGCGGCGCGGGCATAAACGCGGCCATCTAGCGCTTCATTCCTTTCGCGGGTTTTCACCCATTCCTGGCGAAAAACTCCGGTTCGTACCTTGTGGCGCCGGATTTCTTCCGAAACCAATTGGCGGCAAATTTCCTCACCGGCCAAATGTTCCGGCAGGAACACATAGCCCGCCGGATAGGCTGCGCCGCTTTCCGCCGTGGGCTTTTCAAGCCGAAGCTGGCCGTAAAATTCACCTTTCAGGTAGCTGGAACCGACCAGCCAGGGCTTCAACTGGCCCACACGCTTGCCGGAACGCTTCACATCCACCTTACCGCCTGGCGCGATGGCCTGCGGCTGCGCATCGCGGCCTTTTACCGCAATCACCTTGCGCTGGCCGACCTTGCGCACGAAGGCATAGACCTCAGCCGTGGTGGTGCCGTCACCGGAATCCACCGCAGATAGGCTGATGGGCAGGGCGCCACCGCTGGCATGTTGGTAGATGGTTTCCAGCACCGCCGCCACCTGTTCCCAAGTGCGCCAAGCAAAGGGGCTGCCGATCACCACATGATGATCCACCAGCCAGCTTTGCCGATTGCGGCCCCATCCCCACACGAACACTTCAACGCGGCCCGGGCTACGCTGCACATCCACCCCGGCGGTCAGCTTCAGGCAGCCCGCCGGCAGGGTGCCAGGCGCCCAGGTTTCGCGGCGGTCATAAAGCCGCTGCCATTCCGGCGCCTCACCCGCGATGCGCCAGGCCCGGCCTAGCTTCTGCTGGGTGAAGGTCTTCAGGCCTTCGGGATCATCCTTTACTTCATCGAATTCGGCCGCCAGATCGCCCCAGGTGAGCGTTGGCGAATACAGCGCATTGATCTGATAGCCCGCATGTTCCGTAATCAGTTCCGGCTTTGCATGCACCCATTCGCCTGCCGCCAGCATGGCCGGGCGGGCGGATGGTTCAATGCCGGTGCCGCATTCGCTGCAATGGTACAATGCGCGCTGCGGTTGGCCCTTTGGCCAGCGCAGGTTTTCCCATTCCAGCGTTTGCCGATGGTCACAATGCGGGCAGGGCACGAAAAACTGGCCCTGGCTGCTTTGCTCATAAGCCGCCGTCACGCGGCATGAACCTTCTTCCGCCGGCGTCGAGACTTTGCAGATTTTCTCGCGGCCCGCATAGATAATGGCGCGGGCTTCAAGCTGTTTGACCGGATCACCGCGGCCATCGGCATCGAGCGGGTAGTCTGAGACTTCTTCGCACAGCAACACGCGGGCGGAACGCATCTGCAGATTGGCCGATGAATTGGCTGTCAGCAATTGCAGATAACCGCCTGGGAAACGCTTGAAGGTGGCGGTACTTTCTTCACCAGATCGGGCGGTTACTTCTTCCACGCGGGCCGATAATGCCGGGCTGGCCGTAATCATCGGGTCCAGCTTCAGGCGGTTATAGCCGCGCATCATGTCAATGCTGGGCAGCATCACCAGCACCGGCGCGGGCGTTTCCGCCATCACCTGGCCGATCATGTTCAGCGCCGCCTCAGAACCGCCGATCTGCGCCGATTTCAGGAAGGTGACGCGCCTGGCCGGGTGGCTCAGCGTCATAACCTCCATGATCTCCCGCAGATAGGGCACGCGATCCGTGCGCCACTTGCCGGGCCAGGGGCTTCCCGATTCGGCGGCGACAATGCGCTCCGCTTCGGCCCATTCGGCGACGTTGCGCGGGGGCGCGACGCGACAGGCAGCGGCTACCGCTTCCAGCAGCAGCGCTTCCACATCACGCGGCTGAACGGCGGGCGGCATCCTCCATGAATTCCTTGTGTAGGCCGGCCATAATCCGGCGCTGTTCATCAGCCAGGCGGTCCGCAATGGCGGCTGGGTCAGTCATTGCGGCCAAGGCTACAGCCAATTCCGGCCAGGCTTCGGAAAACCGCGCCATGGCCCGTCCAAAAACACTTGTGGCGGCTTGGGAAACCGCGTCAGTTTTCACCAATTCGCGCTGCTTTTCTTGCAAGCGCATCTCAGCCAGGGCCGCTTCTGCCGCTTCGCGCCGGGCGCGTTCAGCGGAATAATTCGGCGCACTGCCATCCGCCGCGGCGAAAAGCGATTCGGCATCAGCAGCACCAGGTGCGCCGATCATCTGATCAGCCAGAATGAAATTCACGCGCCCATCCGCCATCAGCGCCGGCGCCGCAAGCTTGCCCAAGCGGATCAGCTTGGAAACATACGCCTTCGAACATCCGCGATGATCGGCATATTGGGCCTTACTGCCAACCGTCAGCTTCGCTTCAGCGGCCATGTCGCGTTTTTCCTGAAAAACAGGAGAAAATCATTCGCTTGCGGTGAACTTCAGGGCGGTTCTGTGAACCAAAATGAACCCTTTTTTCCAATTTCCAGACTAGAAAACCCGAGCGCGCAAAGCCGCCCGCATACAAATCCGCCCGGGAGGACCCAAGGTTATCCACAACGCAAGCGCCATGCCAACGCGATGCGCAAGCGGCGTGCCAAAGTGATAGAAGGATTTTCTGAAAGCTTGAAGGCGCCGGGCGCACTTCTGAGCGATAGGTATTCATAGCATCGAAACGTGGTGGGATGTCAAGCGGGTATTTTCACCGCCTGCCCAGCCAGCCCTTTCCACATACCAGCCCAGGCTTTGCCGTAGCCGAGCCAAGGCGTTGCGCTGGTCAATCCGCAGCGCATCGGCCACTTGCCGCAAGCCGCGCCCCTTCACCACCACCAGGCGCGTCAAGTCTTCAATGGTTTCATCTGACCGCCAAGGAAGCCGCCGCGCCGGCAAGCGCCGCGCCCAGGCGCGCCAGGGGCCGAAGCGCTCACGTTCCGCTTCCTCGATCCCCATCAGTTCCCCGGTGCCGTCCGAGCCGCTGGCCAAGCGCTCAGCAAACTGGCTGCGCACCATCGGCACGCGCCCGCCATCCAGGTATTCCACCACCAGCCTGATTTCCTGACCCGCGCGAAACTCGATAGGCGTGATCTTGCCCGCATCCCGCAGCCCAGCCAGCTTATCCGCCCGCACCACCCGCTGATGCACCACCCGCCGCGCCAGCCCCTCAGCAGCCCGCACAGCCGCTTCAGGGTCATAACCCACCGGAAGCCTGAACGCGGGGTCTGGACGGCACTGAGCCGCCAGCGCCCGGGCTTCTTCGGCCATCGCACGGGCATGCGCCACTTCCACCACCCGACGCGCCATACCATCCCCGGTGACCCAGGCGCCGCCGGATTGAATGCTTCCCACCCTATCCGTCAGCTTCACACCCTGTTCACACCCACCTTCACACCTTTTTTCTTTTATTTCATTGAAGGTGTGAAGGTGTGAAGGGTGTGAAGGCGAATATACACGCGCGTCCATGATACACTTCTCCTATAGGGTTACCGCTTCATGCCTCACGCGCACGTGAGGAAAACTGCTTCACACCCTTCACACCTTCACACCCTGAGTATTTTCAATGAAAGAAGGTGTGAAGCAGGGTGTGAAGGGTGTGAACATTCCCCCTTCAGAAGGGGGGCGCGGGGGGATGATCCGGTTCTTCAGGGTCCAATACCGCCACGGGCACGCAGAATGCGCGCCCCGAATATGCTTTGCCCATGCGCAGATTCCCCATACTTCGCTTGGCATGCGGCATCTGTTCCATCGCCCGCCACCAAGCCTCCCCCGCAAATTCTGTCCCGGCATAAAGCCGCCGCAATTCCTGGTGCTGGCGCGCGAACCACACCACACGCAAAGGCAGCCCGCCCAGCGCCTTGGCATCATCATCCGTCCAGACATCTCGCAGCAGCTTTACCGCATCATCGGGCGACAATTGCTGAGGCTTCAGCCCAATGCGCCTAAGCTCCCCTTCCGGGTCACCAGCCGCGTCATGGTCGAAGCATTCCCGCACCAGGTCACCCACAGGCACGCGCACCTGCCCAGCGGCGCGCGTGATGCTGGTGGAAGCCAACATCACCCATGCCCGCCGCCCGGCGCTATCTTCCCGCTGCGCCGCCGCGCCGCCGATGAAGGCCGACGCTTCACGCACCAGCGCCGATGCCTCAGCATCCGTGGCAACCGCATCACTGGCCAGCAGCCACCAACCCGCCAGCAGCGCGCCCACCTGGTCCGCCTCCCGCGCCGTCGCGCCAACCAGCACAAGCGCAGATCGCATGGCCCGCAGATTGCCATCCCAGCGCGCAAAAGACTTAATGACGCGCGACAACATGGCCGGGCCCAAGCGATGCGCCTTGGCGACGGCAGCATCAATGGCATCTTTATTGTCGCGCTCAGGCGACATGAGCGTGATTTCAGTAAAGCGCGCCGTATGTTCAGGCTTCAAAATCGGCGGATGAATCGCCGCGTAACAAACCGAGCCAAGCACACTGAAGGACCGGCCACGCCCATCCGGGCTACCGCGCAATCCGCGCGACCCTTCACCACCTGACGCCGGCAACATCATATCAAACAGCGCCGCTGCGCCCGAGCGATCCCCCTGCGCCGCTTCATCCACAATGATTGGACCAGGCCGATCTGTGACCCGCGATTCAAGGCCAGATTTTGTGGTGTCATTGCTGTAGGCATGTACTGGCAGCAGACCCCGAAGCACATTCATCAGGCTTGATTTACCCGTGCCCATGCCGCCCAACACCACCAGATTCGGCCGCCAGCGCACGGCAGCCCCAAGGGAAGCAACCGCGCACCAGCCCATCGCCAACATGGCCGCCGCCGGACCATCCCGGAACACCCACAAATCCGCAATATCACGGCGCAATTCATCAATATCCGCCGGGGGGCATGGGGGCGCAGGCTGGCGGCGCACCGAAGGTTCGCGCACATAAACGTGCCGTTCCGTGGCACCTTCCACTTCCACATTCACCACAATGCCAGCGGCTTCCGCCCGGCCATCGGCAAACACCAGGCGCCCACCCAAATGCAGCAGCGGCGCGCCCTTATCATCCGCCCAGATACCCGTGCGGCGCGGCGGATTGCCCACCGGATCATAAGGCCCAAGAAGGAAGCAAGCGCGCATGATGGCCTTACCGACCTTATCCCAATCCTTCACCACCAGCACGCCAAAATCATTGCTGACGCCAAAGCGCTGCGCCAGCCACACATCATCCGCGCCGAACAAATCCAGCAGCGTGCTTTTCTGCATCATGTCCCGCGCCGGCACCGCGCGGAAATTCCCCCCGGCATCCACCAGGTAATAAAACCCCGGCGCCACGCCGATCGGCACAATGGGCGAGCCTTCAAAATCCATCGCATCCGCAGGTGGCGGCAGCCGCACTGGCGCGCCATCGCCCGCCGCTTTCTTGCTGGCCTTCTTTGCGCCCGATTCCTTCTGCCGCTGGGCATCCGCCATCGCAGCATTGAAGGGGTCAACAACCTCAGCGGCTGAGCTCTGCGACACGCGGCACCCTCCTGTAGCCATTGGCGCGCAGCAGCGCGGCGCAGGCCTGATAAATGTCCAAGTCCTTCATGAAGGCCATCAGGCTGGCAAAGCGTTCGCCGCGCGCGCCGCCCGTTTCCGTGATCCAGTTACCGGACACAGTGCAGACATAAATGGCCGAGGCATCAGGCCGCGCCATCAGCATCACGCGCCATTCCAGCACGGCCAAATGCAATTTGAGGGAAGACAAGCGGCTGAGCGGCGCCGTGAAATCCATCAAAGGCGTGGCAATGCGCGCATGCTCCGAAATCTTGCGCGTGAAGCCCATGGCGACAAAGGCGCGCGCCAGATGGGCATCCGAAAACCGCGTGACTTCTTCCGCCAAAACCCAGGCCGGCGCATCACCGGCCTTGGTGCCACGCTTGGGTGGCGGCGCGAAAATGCCGGTATCCAACCCATGCGCAGTGCGTTGATCCGGCAAGGGTAAAGCGGCGCTCAAGCTTCCACACTTTCCAGCAAGGCCCGCATATCCGCATGGCAGCGCGCGACTTCTTCATGCCTTTGCTTCTGCCGCCAGATTTTCGCTTGATTCAGCAGCTTGAAAAAATCCATTTCAAAGCTAGGCAAGGGCAAATCCAGCAATTGAACCATCTCCGCATGCGCAAGGGCCAAATCATCGTAAGCCCGCATCTTCAGCCACACTTCCGCCAACGTCAGAAGCGTCAGCAACTTCGCAGCCAAAACCGCGCTCATTAAAACACCGCCCACTGAGCCAGACGATTGATCACCACAGCGGCGGCGCAGATCGCCACCACCACCCCAACAGAAAACCCCACGCCTTCCATCACGCCGCTTCCTTCACCTTGGCAAAACACCGCGCATGATGGGCTTCGCAATACGCGCTATCCTGCCGGCCATCCTTGTTGCACCGCCCAGGCGCATCACAAAACCGCATATCTTCCAGCGCCACGCGCGGCCCATGCGGCCACAACGGAAACTGACAGCCCCGCACCGGGAACACCTGCGGCCTGGGCTGCGCCGCCGCCTTTTCCCGCTTCGCCTCTGCCCCATCCAAAAAGCCCCGCGCTGGCGACGGGTTCGTTAAGCGCGCCGCCAGCGCAGGGAAGTTGGACAGGGAGGAAACGTCATGCTGCGCGGAGAAAGCCGCCGCGCCCGGCCTTGGGGCACCCGTGGCGCCCAAGCTTGTTCTGGCGGCGGGCGCCGGAGGAATGACAACACCCGCCGCCGCGCGCCGCACCACAACACCCCCATGGCGCGGCGCGCTATTCTGCCGAGCCCCCACCTTGATAGGCGAAGGGCGCGCAGGCAGGCGCAGCCGATGCGCCCTGCCCACCACGGCGTTTTTCGTAATGCCCATGTGCTGCGCAATTTCCGTGCCGGTATCACCACGCAGCCAAAGCTGGCGCAGCAGATCATCCTTCGGCTGAGGCCATTTTTCGCCACTCATGCGCGCCGCGCCTTCCGCGCCCGGCGATCAGCCCAATCCGAAGCATCCAGCACCGCGAAACCAACGCTGCGCAGCACGCTTTGCACCATCCGCCAAAACCGCGCCTTCATGCCGCCGCCCTTTCCTTGGCGATGGCAGCAACAGACATGGCCAGCCCCGCCACCTGCAGCGCTTCCAGCGCCAGCCCCTGGAAATCTTCCGCCGAAAGCTTCCCATCCGCATGGGCCTGCGCGAATGCCGCGCTGAGCTCCCCATATTCGCGGGAAAGCTTCACCACCTGGCTGATGAAATCCCCACCCAGCGCCGCCTGCTGCACCAACGCAAAGCCCTGCAACGCCGCCAGATGGCGCGTGAGCACCGGATCACCCGCCGCACGTTCCAGCGCCAGCATGCAATCAATTGGCATGAAGCGGTCTGGCGTATGCGGATCATAACACGCGGCCAGGCTGGTTTTGGAAAGCCGCGCCGCAGCGCTGCCCGCTTCCACCCCGCCACAGGCCTGCACCAAGGCGCGCGTGACTGTTTTAAGGCCGATACCATCAGCCGAGGCCAAATTCATGCTTCCCCCCATGAATTCACGCGGGAAGGCTTCCCGCTGATTTGCGTTGCGCGGGCGAATATGATCCGCTTCCCGAAAAGGAACGGGAAGGGAATCAACATCATGGACAAATCACTGGATCGCACCGTGGCCTGGTTGGCCTTGGTGCTCACGGTCATTCTGACCATCCTGTCAGCAACCACGCTGCACCAAGCAATCAACGCGCCGATTGATCCCACCAAACGCATGGAGCATTTCGCGGCCTGCACCACATGGGCAGCCGGCCAAGCCGTGGCCGGGCGCGTCTGGGCTGATTGCCCGCAACCCGTGGCCGATTGGCACATGGGCCAGCTTCTGGCGGCGGGCTTCGGGGGAATCATGGCGCTGCTTTCGCTTGGCTTCACCATCCGCCAATTCCAGCGGGCACGGCCTGACGCCCTGCCGCGCGACGGGGATGAAATGATCATCGCCCGCGAAACATCACGGCAGAAAACATTGAAGGCGCAGGAAGTGCTGGCAGAGGAACGGCGGCAGCGCGGGGAGGGGTGAACAGTCATGCGGCAGCCGCGGTTGGGGCTGCCATAAAATCTTGAGCGGTGACCCGGCCCTCAGTCACCGCCTGAATGCGCTCTATTGCGGCCCACCCGGGCCGCATCGCCCCACTGCACCACTTGGAGACAGTGACGGGATGAACACCAATGCGACACGCGAAGTCCGCACGGGTCATTTTTTCGGAGGCCAGGAAATCGGTGAGCTTCATGACGCATGATTTAGCGAATGTCGCTAAGTTATGTCAAGCGGATTTCGCTAAACGCGGTATGGCTAAGCCAGGAGCATTTTGCGCAAATCAACCCATGCGACAATCACGCCGAAGCCTCCGCCGCCCAATGCCCTACCTTCGCGCCTGGCGTGAATCTTTAGGCTTGTCACGACCCGAAGTAGTGAACAGAATGTTAATACTACCAGAGGTCGCGGCCCCAATTGATCAAGCGACCCTGGCCAAATGGGAGACGGGAGAGTCGCGCGTGACAGTCGAAGACCTTGAATTGCTTGCAAAAGTTTACGGCGTCTCTGCGGACCGTCTCTTTTTTCCGCCAAGCGACACTGAAACGCCAGCACTACTCAAGGAAGCACACAGCATCATTACAGGCCGGGACCCCGAAGCAGTGAAGGCTTGGCTGGCCGCTGGCCAGTTTTTGCCCAAATTTCAAAAATGAGGAAAAACACTTAGCGATTTTCGCTAGACAAGATTAGCGCCATTCGCTAGTATCCGCCCCATCCAACATCGGAGGGGCCGAAAATGCTCACGCTTTTACCCCCGCCCACATGGGCGGAAATCCAAGCCAAGATTGAAGACTTGCCGCCGCCCATCGCGGCTTTCGCGCTGCGCTTCCTGAACACCGCGCACCCCATGCCGGACGCCGCGCTGATTCTGGCCGACGCCGCCGATGAAGCCGCCCGGGAACTGGACACCATCAGCCACGCCACCACCAACGATTGGCGCGCCCTGGCCCACCTGGCCCGCGAAGCCGCGCCCCTGTTTGAACGGAGGGCCGCGGCATGACTTGGGCCGATGTTCCGCAGACCCTTGGGCATCACCGCACACGCGGCGAAGCACGCATGCGCCTTGGCAACGGCAAAGGCGGCGATGTCCTTTGGGTGACCCTGCCGAATAACAAACTGCGCGCCGCAGGCCTTGCTGAGGGCGATACGCTGGCGCTGTCCATCGGCACCGGGCGCAATACAGGCTTCCTGCGCCTAAGCAAGCGTGAAGGTGGACGCATTCTGAAACGGTTGGGCCGTTCCAAAACCTGCCTGACCGTGATGTTTGTTCCGCCGGACGCGTGGTGCGGCTTCACCTGCGAAAGCACCATTGTGGAAGCCGGCGCCGAACTTGGCGCCATCACCATAGCCATCCCCTGGGATTTTTCAAAAGCGGAAACCGGCACCGGCCCGGCGGGCCATGAGGTGCATTCATGAACCCCGAATCAACCGCCCGCGTCATGGAAATGACCACCGATATCATCCAGAACACCCTCACCAAAGGCGGCGGCGTGGCGGTGTGCGCGGTCACTCAGGATGCCACCGGCTTCATCACCCACTACGCCGGCCGCAACACCCCGCGCAGCATGGCCCACATGGCGCTGACGCTGCTGCGCCAGGCGCAGGATGATCTGATCAGCCGCGACCAATCAACACCCCTGGATCAGGATGATGAAGCCTTCCTGACCGATCTGGCCGACATCATCAACGACCTGGAATTCTACGCAGATCCGGAGGCAACATCATGATCACCGGCGGCTTCTACCCAACCGACCTGCCTACCCGAGACCCCATCCCCCTTTGGGGCATCGCCGCCATGGCAGCCAGCGCCACCATCAGCATGGGCCTGATCTTCGCCGCATGGTGGCTGGCATGATCGCGCCCGATATTCGCGGCGCGATTGCCGTAGCCTATGATGCGCTGGCAGCGGCGGAACGCGCGCCAGACCGCATGACGCAACTGGTTCACCTGCGCCGCGCCAGCCTGGCGCTGCAAGCCATGGAAGCCGCGGCTGAGCGTGTTTCCGCCATGGAACACTCCCCCATCCCGCCGCACTGGCGCCAGCAGCCCGTAGCCCTGGCTGATCTGCCGCCGAATGTGGTGCCCCTCCGCCCCGTGCGGCGCATCCCCATCCACCACGGGGGCGCCGCATGATCAGCCTTGAAGAACGCGTGACCCGCCTGGAAACCCAGGTGGCGGCGTTAGTGGCGCCGCGCACCATCGCCCGCGTATTCACGCCGGAACGCGACGCATTGCTGACGCAGGATTGGCAGGCGGGCAAGCGCGCCACGGAAATCCTGCCGCGCCTGAACGCGCTGCCCGGCGCGGCGCCAGTGGCCAGTGTGCAGGCCGTGACATCGCGCGCCATGAAGCTGCACTTGAAAAGGCCGGCAGGCTGGAAGGCGGCCACCTTATCCGATTCCGCCACCACAGTCTGGCATCAGGAACGGCAGGCGCTACTCCGCGCCGAATATGGCCGCATGAAGCCGCAACTATTGCTGGAAGCGATCAACGCCCTACCTGGGCAGCGCATTGAAAGCGTGGATTCACTCCGCCGCGCAGCCGCGCGCTTCCGCATTAAAAGCGCGCGCCTGTTGGTGCCAAGCAAGGCAGCGCCACCACCCGCGCCCAAACCGCCGCGCGCCTGGCCCGTAACACCAGCACCGGAACCAGAACCGGAGCCCTTGACGCCCGAAGAACAGGAAGCCGCCGTGGCGGACGCATGGGCGCGCAAACACGCCCGCGCGATGGAATTGTTCAGCCAAGGCAAATCACCGGAAGCCGTCGCCGCCAGCATCAAAGTGCCGCTGCGCGAAGCCTGCCGGTTGCTTGGCGAATATCGCAACCAGGCCGCGCTAAGGAACGCCGCGTGATGAAAGCGCAAAAGGACCGCATTTCACATAGTCATGCAGGGGAAGCGGCACGCAGGCTAATCCAAGGAGCCTTTCGACGGGATGGCTTAGTGCTACCCGCCTGCGACCGCCCGCGTTTCTCCATTCCATGTAGACCTGAGCATGATGATGATTGCGTAATGAACGAATACATCATGCAGCAACGGCAAGCTGAAATCCGCGCCGAAAAGATATTGGCCGAAAGGAACCAGCTTATCGACATTTTACAATTAGCTGTGGAACAAAACTCAGACATCGACAAGGAACCAGCATGGTTTGTCGCGGCCTGCCGGATTCTGAACGCAGGATTCACCAGGGCAGCGAAAGGGGACGGCGATGCGTGAGCCAGTCACCGTCACAGCGCTGCCATTATTCGGCCAAAGCTACATCGAAGAAATCCGTCAAAACCTGAATCGCAGCCACCGCGCCTGGAGCTTCCAGGGCAAGAAAAGCCGCCACTTCGCCTATATTGACCTGGCGCAGGATGCGCATGGCGGCTGGTGGGCGGCGTGGCATTGGTCCATCCACACCATCCCCGATAGCTACACCGGCACCATCGGCGGCGGAGGCCCAAAGGATTACGCGGGCCGAAGCAAGCACCGCGCGCTTATTGATGCGCTGAACGCCATCATCAGCCGCCTGCCAGAAAGCAACTGCGGCGCAGGCAAGGAATTCAATGCCATCCGCTTAGCTGCCCGCGGCGCTTTGGGCGATGCGCTGCGCGCGCGTTTTGCCGAGATCGAGCGAAAGGAGGCCGCGTGATGGCTGACATTTACCTCGAAGCGGAAGAAGTCCGCCGCGCCCTTGCCGCCGCCTGCAAACGCGCCGGCGGCACGAAAGCCTTCGGCCACGCGCATGGCCTGCTGACCAGCTACGTGAATGACGTACTGAAAGGCGAACGCGAAGCAGGCGATGCGCTGCTTGATACACTCAGCTTGGTGCGCGTGGTGCGGTACAAGCGGATCAACCCCAAAGCCAAACAGGGGGCAGCGTGATGGGCGAAGATAACAACTGGCGCGATGAAGCCGCCGAGGTATTGGAAACCGTGGCGCGCGATGGCCTTCCGGGGCCGCGCGACCTTGATGTTGCATTGGACGCCATTGAGTGTGCGGTTGAGGCACAAATCGCCAGCGCGTTGAAATGGCGCGCGACAATCAACAACCGGCTCACTAGCTGGATGGCCCCGATCAAAGATGGCGAAGAACCGCACGATGCGTTGCTTCGCTTACTTGAATTTGAACAGCGCGCCTTCAACGATCCTGCAGTATCGGATTCTGCCGCTTATCTGGTGGCGGAGACCAAGCGCGACGCGCTGAGAGAAGCGGCGGATTTATGCGACCAGCTATCGGAACACACGCCAGGGATATGCGCCATTGCTATTCGCGAAATGGCGGACGAGGTGGAAAGGGATTGTCCATGACTGACCGCCCGATACTGTTCAGTGGCGAAATGGTCCGCGCCATCCTTGATGGCCGCAAGACGCAAACGCGGCGCAAGATGTCGGTCCAGCCGTGGCCGAATGCCACAGTTGAGGTCGGGCGATATCACCCACATTGGATTGACCGCAACGGCGAATCACAACCCGGCCCATCCACCTTTGGTGCTGTTTGGGATCACCAGGATATTGTGAACGGCGGGGACGCTGGCCTGCGCTGCCCGTACGGCGCCCCCGGCGACACGCTTTGGGTGCGAGAAACTTGGAAGCCTGTTCCCATAAGCGCATACCGATGCAGTGAAGGCGTCCAGCAGACGCCGAACCCGCAGGATGCTGATGAGGCAGCCGTCTATAGGGCGGGATGGGATCGCAGCAGCGGCGGCGTACCTTGGCGCCCCTCAATCCACATGCCGCGCTGGGCTTCGCGCATCACGCTCCGCATCACGGATATTCGCGTGGAACGGTTGCACGATATTTCCGAGGATGATGCGCGGGCGGAAGGCTGCGAAGCGCGTCCATTTCCGGGGCCGTGGTGGCAGGGCTATCGAGACTTGGGAGATGGCCAGTTGTTCCATCAGCAGGCCGTTGGCGAGACGGCACCAGACTGGATGATTGAGCCGAAGAAAATGCCGCCGACACCTTGGCTCGATCGATCTGCGCGGGACGGCTTCCGGTCAATTTGGATGGGCCTTCACGGCCCCGACGCCTGGGACGAAAACCCATGGGTGTGGGTGCTGTCGTTTGAAAGGGTGAAGCCATGAATAAGCGAGCGCTTCCCGCATGGAGCCTTCAGATTAGGGAAAACGGCGACAAGGTAACGCTTATCAGAGACAAAGAAAGGCAACACAACGTGTTGGAATTTCAGCGCGACGGAAACGCTACCACTATTGTGCTTAGTGACGCTGCGCTTAGCGCAGTCGTCATACTGGCGGTCAATCGCGCCGGCGTGCCTGTCATTGTGGATCAAACCAATGACTGACCCCATCCGCGCCGCGCTGGAAAAGGCGGCAGAGGCTGCGCGCATTGAGGCTTGCAAGCCGGGCTGTTGTGGCGAAGGCACCGGCTGCGAGGTCGGGCCGTGCCATTGCTCGCGCGTGGCAGCCGCCGCTGCTGTCGCCGCGTTCTTTCGCGCCCTGCCGGACCTGAGTGTGTGCCCGCGATTGACCTGCAATTACAACGGGAGCGGAGACAGCAGCGCGACGCTTGCCGATGCCGTGCTTGCCGCCGCGAAGGAGGAACGGAAATGACTGACAGCGATTTCTTGAAGCTATCTGCTTTTGCCGGACTAGCATTTCTTGGATATCGCCTAGAGCAATCCTGGAATCCGATTGATATATGGAACCGCCGCATGAAGGTGGTTCGAATATCTGACGGAAAAAGCATAAGCGCCATGAACGCCCGCGAAGCAGCCGGGTTTGCGTATGCGGAGTTTTTGCGATGGAAGGATCAAACCAATGACTGACCCCATCCGCGCCGCGCTGGATAAGGCCCGCGCTGTTTATTGTCATGCAGACGGCGAGTGCCCTTGCGCCACGCCAGATGACTGCCCCATGAAGGTTCGTTCTGAGGTGTCCGCGAAAATCATCGCCGCATTCCTTCGCGCGCTGCCCGAAGGCTATGTCGAGGTGCAGCAACCGGAAGGAATGACTAGGCAACTTGGGATGAACCACATTCACGCCCGCGCCGTCGCCGATGCGGTGATTGCCGCCGCAAAGGAGGATCAGAAATGACCAAAGCCATCAACGAAGCAATTGAAACCCTGAAAACGCGCGACGTCCGCGAATACCGCAAGGCCAAAGCGGCTGAACGCGTTGCCCGCGCAGAATACGAAGCGCAATGCAAAATGCTTGGCGCACTTGGGGAGCGCCCGTATCAAAAGCTCGAAGGCTACATGAAGCGGACGCTGGCACCACACCGGATTGAGTGGAAAACATATCGTCAAAACGCCGCCAATGATGTCAACCACGACGCATGGACGACAAGTGCCAATCTTGATGGCGAGATTTGGCCGGCACCGAAAGGCGGCAAATACAACATGCCCATGCGCGCGCACATCTCATTCAGCCTCGCCCCGCACGATGGCGCCGAGTTTCAACGCATGGTCGCGGATCTGAAAGCCGCGGCGGATGCAATGACGGAGGCCGGGCTATGACTGACCGCACCACCCCCACGACGCTATCACTGACCCTTGATCCAATTTATCGGCCGCGCGATCCCTTCGGCGGCTGCCCTGCGCTTTGGGGGCTGGTGAACGAAAGCATCAGCAGCCGGCCGCGCGCCATAAACATAGGCGACGGCATCCTGACGCGGCGATCCCGCGAGGAAGTCGCGCGCATCACGCAAAGGCTGGGCGGGAAGATGAAGCCATGAATGACCGCCTCCGCACCATGGCAGACCTGGCCGCGCTTCTCCGATGCGCCCCAAAAACAGCGCGCCGGCGGCTGAATGACGCCATGGTGAAGGACCCCGGCTTGCATGTGACGCGCCGGGGCCGCACCATTCTATTCACCGACCAGCAATTTCACCGGGTAATTCAAGCTCTCCAATGGCGATGCACCTCCGAAAACGCGGCGCGATCTGGTATGCGTCCGGCACCGTCAGGGTCGGGCGGGAAAGCCATGCGGTCCGGGAATTCAGCACAGGAGCAAGTGCGCGAATTGACGCAGAGGCTGTTGCAGCAGCCGAAGAATCGCGCATCAGGCAAGCCGCGCTTACAGGCCCTGCCGGGCGGGCGCGCGGCCTCACCATAGCCGGCGCGATCCAAGCCTATTTAACCCGCCCCGGGGGCGTCGCGCGGCAGGATGTTCAAAAGCTGGCTCGCGTGAATGACGCCATAGGCGCCTTCACCTTGGCCGATACCGCCGCCGCCTGGGCGGCGTGGCAGGCAGAGAACCCCGCGCATAGCCCCGCCACCGCCACTCGCTACCGTGCGTTGCTGACCGCCGCCATCCGCACCGCCTGCGCCGGCATAGGCGCCGATGCGCCTGCGCTGCCCGCCGTGCGGCACCGCAAGCGGGAAATCCTGGCACATCTGACCGATACGGAACGCGCGGCCCTTCTGCGGTCCTACAGCGCCCACGCCGCCTGCCCGGTGCTGCTTCTGGCCTATCAGGGGATGCGCACGCGGGAGGCACTGACGCTGGACTGGCGCGATGTGGATTGGGCCACAGAGACCCTGCGCATCCCTGCCCAGCGCGCCAAGGCGGGCCGCGCGCGCGCCGTGCCGATGCACCCGCGCGCCAGGATGCTGCTTTACGGCCTATGGTGTGCCGCCGGCGAACCCCAGGCCGGCACTGTGTTCCTGAGCGCGCGGGGCGAACCTTATGCCGACACCCGCGACATAGGCGGCAATCCCCTGGCAGCCGCACACCGCACCGCCTGCCGGAAGGCTGGCGTGAAGGGCTTCAGGGTGCATGACTGGCGGCATGACTGGGCCGCGCGCATGGTGCTAGCTGGCGTGGATCTGGTGACTTTGATGGAAATCGGCGGCTGGCAATCGCTAACAATGGTCCAGCGGTATGCGACCATCCGGGCGGACCACCGCCGCGAAGCAATTGCCCGCCTGGCCTAGGGAGCATTTTCCCGATGTCAGGAAAATGCTGCCGAATCACTGCCGAGATTTTGCCGGGTTGAGATGGCCAAAACAGGCAAAAACCGGGCAAAACTGGCCTCAAATGGCCCTTTGTATTTCGGGGCCATTTTGCAAAATCCTGTTATATTCTAAGGGAAAAATGGTAGCGGCGAGCGGACTTGAACCGCTGACCCCGGCATTATGAGTGCCGGGGGTTTGCGTAATTTATCACGATATTTCAATCACTTAAGAAGCTACCCGACAAGCCTTGCCGAGATTATGCCGGAAAACCCACCTTCCAAACATCCATCGCATTCAGCACCCGCGCGAACAGCGCGCGGCGCTCAGCAAGGCCATGCAAACCGCCATTCACGCGCCGCGTGACGGCTTCCACCATCACGCCCCCGCCCTGATCCGCCACTTCATTCAGCCCGGCATCGGCCCACCACCAGGCGCTGCCCAGCGCCGCGCCGGACGGCGTGGCCAGGCGCGCGGGCGCGTCTTCAGCTTCACCCCAGCCAAGGGCATGGGCCATGCGCTCATGATTTTCGCGGCCCGTTACCTGGATCAGCCCATGGCCCCGGAAGCGCCAGCCGTCATTCGGGAACACATTGCCCATGCGCCCGCCATACACCCGATTTGCCAGCGCCTGCGGCTGCCGCACGAAGGGCTGCGCATCAGCCTCCAACGGGAAGCGCTTGGGCCAGGTGGCGCAGATGCGCCCCGGGGTGGAATAGGTCAGGTCTTCAACCAGGCGCGTCAGGCCGCCGCTTTCATGCCCGATCTGCGCCAGGAAATGCGCAATGCGGAAGCGGCTGGTGATGTGATACGCCGCCATGGCAGCCGAAAGCGCCCCGGCATAGGCGGCGGCATCCGCGCGCGGGAAAACCTCAGCCACGAAACCACGCGAAAGCAGGGGGGCGAGCGGCTTCGGCGGCGGTGAATATTCACTGGCAGGCACCGGGGCTGCGCTGGATGGCTGGATCTGCGGCAACACGGGCGCCGGTGAATTTTCACCAGCCTTCCGGCCAAAGGGCCACCAATTCATGGCCGCACCAGGCCGCGCACGGCGCGCAGCTTACCGCGGCAATCCGCCCCGGCTTCCACCAGGTCTATAATAAATTCGCCCAGCAGCGGATCATTCACCTGGCCGGCCAGGCGCGGTTCATCCCGGCACACCAGCAGGCTATCGGGCACGGTCACCGCCGGCGCCTTGGCGCAGCCCGTCCAGAACGGCGCGAATAGCAGGGCTATCAGCGCAGGCAGTCGTTTTCGGTGCGGCATAGATCACCCTTCGGATTGGTTCGATTCGCGCGGCCTGGGCAGCGGCTTCAGCCGCCTGCGCTTCCAGCGCGGTAATGGCGCGGGCCTTGGCTTCGGCCTGGGCTTCGGCGGCGTCCGCGCGGGCATTGGCAGCCTGCCGCCCGGCGCGTTCCAGCCAGGCCCAGCCGGAAAGCGCGGCCAGCACCCCAGCCACGGCAGCCCAGCGGCCGATGGGGGAAAGCAGGAAGGCGATCACTTCCGTTCCGGCAACAACGCCGAAGCCAGACCCAGCAACACCCCGCATGACAGCGCGATATGCGTCACCGCCGTATCCCCTGTGTCCAGGCCAGCCACGGAAAGGCACACCCAGATCAGGCTGCGCATGGTGCCGGGCTCAGCCAGGCGCGCGCGCAAATACTCAATCGCTTTCATCGCGATTTCCCTTTCATCCAAATTGTCAGCAAGGCGCCGATCGGCGCGGTTATGGCGCTTCCATGCGGCTGCGATGGCGGGACATCACAAACCAGGCGCTATCAGCACCCGCTTCTTCCAGCCGCTGGCGCGCCGCTTCCTTGAAGGCGGCTTCAAGCGCCGCCTGCATGGCCAGAAAATCCAACCCGCCACCCGTCTGCGCCATGGCGGTGATACCCGCGCGCACAATGGCATCGCGGCTTTCCTGCCAGGGTTCCATCAGTGCCAGGAGAATTTCACGAAGGACAACGCCATTTGAAACGCCGCGACGATGGCGGCGATCACAATCGCCCAGGCGCGGATCAGGCTTTCCATCTTCACGCCACGCTGCGCCAGTTCAATTCTGATATTCGAAATGCCGTCATTGATTCCCTTGTAGCGTTCTTCGCACACCGCTTCATGCACGGCCTGGCGGCGTTCCACATCATTCAGCCTGGCGCCCAGGCTGCTTTCCGGCGCAACCATGATCAGCGCTCCCGCACAAATAGCCGGGCGGAGCGTTCAATGGTGCGCCCGCCCGTGGTGGTGATGCGGCAGGTCAGCACGTAATCCGTGCCGGCCGCACCGCCAGACAGAAAGGTGGAAGCCTTCGAACCGATGATTTCCTGCGCCCCGGCGGTCAGCCCCGCCGGCACAGTCCACACCGCAGCTGCGATGGTGTCAGCGGGGGAAGAAAGGGCAAGCTCCGCGGCAAAATCAATTGCCCAATCTGTCACGTCAGATGGATCCTTATCATCCGCGAAGCGCGGCATGGGCAGGGACATGGCTTCACCTTTCTTCAGAACGCGGCGGGGATGCGAATGATTCGGCCAGCGGACCGCACCAACACCAGGCGGCAGCGCTTCCAGCAGCACCAGGCGGCCAGCGGTTCTGCCCACCATTTCACGCGGAAGGACTTGCAGAAGCACCAAACGGCCTTCCGTTGTTACAGCCAGCACGCGGCCATCAGGCGGTAAGCTTGGCGATAGAAGCGGCAAATCAGGAAGGCCAAAATCCTGACCCACCAAGCTAAACGTGCCAGCATCGGCTACCAGCCGCCGCACGGCCAGCAGCGCGGCATCCTGCCCGGCCAGGTCAAAGGCGCCCGCATCAGCCGCTAAGCGCCGCGCCAATGCAAGCGCCACATCTTGCCCAGCCAGAACGAAGGCCGACGCTTCCACCACCAGGCGCCGCTGCGCTGATAAGGCAACATCCTGCCCGGTTGCTGTAAATGCGCCAGCATCAGCCACCAGCCGCCGGGCGGCCAGCAGCGCCACATCCTGCCCAGACGACGCAAAAGCGCCGGCATCAGCCGTCAGGTTATAGTTGCCGCCACCCGCTGCGGGCTGATTGAGCAGCAGTATCAGCATGGCTTACGCCCCCCTGGGCGGCGCTACCGGCTTATAGCGAGATAGAAAACCTGCGCGGTGCTTGAGGGAATGTTCATCAGAAAGCCAAGCTTCGTCGGATCGTCAATCAGGAAGGACATCGCGCATTTTCCGCCCACGACCGCAGTGCCGGGCGGAAGAGAAAGGAATGTGCCCGCTTCCAGCACCCGGTTCTTCATGTCGAACCGCACGAACCGCTGCGTTCCGTTCACACACAGATGCAAAAACCGGCCATCCATTGTAACGGGGTCATGGGCGCCGCTTGTGCCAGTCGTGAAAGTCTGCGCCTTGCCGCCATACCAAATATCCGGCTGCCAAACGCCAGTTGCAGCGCCCGCAATGTCCAAAACATCAATCGCTTGGCTGTTGCCGCCACGCACACGGTAGATATGAGAATGCCGCGCCGCCTTCTGGCCATCCGGCACAATCCCAAAATTTCCAGCCACGACAACCCCTGTGCCGCTCGCCGCAGCCGGCGCGGCAAAGGTGGAGGTGTCCCAGGTGTTTCCCGCAATGTTGTGCGTATAAACGAAAGCGGAGTTGGTGAAGAGCAGGATTTTATCGTCATCATACTCAACCACGAATTTAGCGCTCGACGAAGGCGTAACTGTCCAGGCAGGCACCGTGAACACGCCGGCTGCGCCGCTGGTGTGGGAAGTGATCCTGCGCCGCTGGCCTGCGGCAGTGACGTTGACAGTATCTTCCACAATCCTGATCTGGAAATTCCGGTATTCGTCGGCCAAAAGACCGGCAGGCATACCGCTTCCGGTAATGCTAGTTGAACTCGCCGCCGTGGCCTGGATGCAATTTTTCAGGTTGGCTGTCGCGCCGCCGTTGACAAAGCCCTCGTCTGGCTTTCGATTATGCGGCACATAATCTTCGCTCATGTGGAAAAGCGCGGAATCGTTCGCGACCGCAAGATTGGTGACGCCAAGGTTGCCGCTTACCGTATTGGTCGCTGGATCATAATATTTCCACTGCCCTGCCGTCGCATTGCCGGGGTTCAGCATATACACCCGACCTGACCGGATTTCATAAGAAGAGCCCACAACCGGCGTGAAGCTAAGCGGAGAGGATAGCTCCACAATCGGCTGCACGCCGCCCGTGTTGCCGATAATCTTGCGCGTTTCCACCTTACCGCTGCCGCCCGCGCCGTTGTCAATGACGCGGATGGTGTAGCCCTGCATATCGCCGCGGTTGGCCAGCGCATTTGCAGCGGCCACAATGCCGATGGTCAGCGTGCCCGATGTCGCGCCTGCGTTCGGACAGGCAAAAGTGTAGCTTGTGCCAGACGGCACCGATACAAGCGTCACCATCCCCAATGGGATCGCCGCTAAATCAGAAGACACCGCAACCACCACCTGCTGCCCGATAGCGAAGCCGTGCGCCGCAGCCGTGGTGACAGTGGCGACGGCGCCGCTGCGCGTCCAGGTCGCGGTTGAATAGGCGATGTTGTTAAAAAGCCCATCAAGCGGAATCAATGAAGCCGTCGCGCCTGACAGAATTTTGGACCTTGGGCCGTGCGATGGCGCGAAAACGGCGGCTGATCCCGCGCCAAACGTCCCGGCCAGGTTGGGCGAGGTCAACGGAACAAAGTCATTGGTTACAGGGTCCAGCCGATCAAACCCGGAACCGCGCAGAAGAAAAATGCTTTTCATCCGATCCGCGTCGGTGTTGCTCAGATCGTAAGCGAAAGAAACTCCGGCAGACGCAGCGCCAATCGCGGGCGCCCCAGGGCGCCACATCGGTTGATCCAAGACGCTTTTGAAATCGAGTATCGTTGTCATTCTACGGCCTCATAACCTTCAAGGGTTGTCAAAACGACCGGAAGCGATCCGTCATCTGGATAGAAAACAAAATCCCATGGATGCACGTCCCGCGTTTCGCCTGGGTGGGCATAAATCAGGGCTCGGCCTGTGTTTTGCGGTACAACGGTGCCGGTCTGGCCTTCGGGGGAACTGTATTTCACGTTATCCTCGCGCGCACAGACAAAGCCCAGGCGGTCATCATGTTATCCAGCACAAGGCTATTTGCGGCCACGTTGCCAATATTGGTGATGTTTGTCAGACCCTGAACAGAAGTGATCGTGCCCGAGGCGATGACTACCTGACCAGCGTTTGCGCCTGCCGGAATATAAACCCGCATGGCACCGACCGCTGGATCAAAGGACATCGGGTTGGCAATCTGCTTCAGCGCAGCAATCAGCGCCGCGCTTTCCGCCGCGCCAAGCGCAATCACCTGGCGGTGCTTGCCATTGGGCTGCTGAAGCGTCTCGACAATCTCGTCCTTGCCGGGAAGGGTTACACCATCAGCCATGTTTAGGACTCCCTGCTCACAGCAATGTCAAAACGCCATTGGTCGGGTCCGCATCCCAATTCAGGCTTTCCCCATTGGGCAGCGTCAGCGCGGAACCATAATCCCACCACCCTATCAGCGGATCAGCGGGCGATGTGGGTGTGTCATTGTAGAGCACCGCATACCGAAAAGGCCCGATGCTGCCACCGATGGCGGTGAAGACCACATCGCCCAACACCAGCTTATAGGTGCCGCCTGTCTGGCCAGATGATGTGATGGCGGGCGCAATGCCACCAGCGGCATAACCATTGCCGGCCGCAATTTCAGTCAAATCCGCCTTGACGCTATTGGTCGCCACCGGCGCGGTATTGGTCAGCATAACCTTCAGCGCGTGTGACTGCAGGTTATGCACGCCTTCCGCGAGGTGTTCGACAAAGGCGTTGAACTTATTGAATACCGCCATCACAGGCTCCTGACACAAAAAAGGCGCCAACCCTGCCGGGCGGCGCCTGGTTCAACCAATCAGCTTGGCTTAAAGCCGTTCTTGAATCCTGAACGCGCGGCTGCTCAGCGGCAGGTTATCGCGCGAAATCGCGGCGTCTTCACCTGGCGTATTCACCGCCCCCCAAATGGCGCGGCGGTTGCGTTCGGCCATGGTGTCATTCAATTCCGCGATCCAAAGCGCATCCCCCGCTGCGCCAAGCGCGGCCAGCAGCGCGCGGTGCTGGCCGCGGGCTTCCGCCACCGAAAGCGAAGGCAGCGTGAAGGCCGCCAGGCGCGGATTGGCGATGGCCGGCACCGGGAATTCCGCCCCGGTGAAGGGGTTGCGGTCCCGCCGATCGAGCATCACGCG